TGTGTGAGGCGTGCCACAACAAAATGCACCCGGAAAAAGCGAAGAACGCGGGGAGGTATGGAATATGAGAGACCACAGAGATCCCCGCCCTCATCCGACGCGCCTTCCGGGGCTGGTAGGGACCGGCGGGGGTAACTCTTTCCAACTCTGGGCAGATTTTTGACAAAAGGGATGCAGGATATGACCAAAAACAAATGGAAAAAACTGATTTTGGAGCAGATGTCTGCACTAGGGGTGCAGAAGGACGCGTATGATTCCGCGGTGGATACTTTGGCGGGAATCCTCGAGCAGCGGGACAAGACTTTCAGGGAGTTCCAAGCTTCCGGCGGAAAGTCGGTCATCGAGTACACGAACAAGGGCGGCTCGACAAACATGACGAAAAATCCGCTGCTTGTGCTTTGGGATGATCTGAACAAGAGTGCTTTGGCGTACTGGCGTGAACTTGGGATGACACCCTCAAGCTATAAAAAAATGACGGGAGACGCGCCGCGTCTGGAAAAGCCGGGCGGACTGGCTGCGGCGCTTGCCAGCATTGAATCCGGTTAAAGGGAAAAACTGGCCGGATGTCCTCGAGTACGCCGAAAGCATTCGGGCTGGTCAAAAAACGGCGTGCGTGGAGTTGCGCCAAGCTGTGGATCGGTTCTTTTCGGACCTCGACAATCCCGAGTACTGGATGGATAGCAAAGCGCCTGAGTTTTGCATCCGGATCATCGAAAAAACGATCTGCCACCAGCAGGGGGAGAAGCTGGACGGCACGCCGCTGCGTGGGACGCCGTTCAAACTCGAGCCGTTCCACAAATTCATCATTTACAATCTTGTGGGCTTCAAACTGCGCGGGACGGACGTCGTCCGATTCCACGAAGCGCTGATTTTTATCCCCAGAAAGAACATCAAGACAAGCTTTGCCGCGGCGCTTTCCTGGGCGCTCTCGCTCCTTTACCGGCGCAGCGGATCAAAGACCTATATCGCGTCGGCGGCACTAATGCAGTCGCTGGAGAGCTTTAACTTTTTGGACTACAATGTCCGCCGGATGGGTGAGGACGCAAAAAGCGGCGGGTCTGTCAAGATCATCGACAACAACAACGAGCACTCCATGGAGGCCACGCTTCCGGACGGCTCTTTTTTTATTCGGGCACTGGCGGCAAACCCGGACGCGCAGGATTCGCTCAACTGCAACATTGCGATCTGCGACGAGATTCATGCTTTCAAAACGCCGAAGCAGTACAACCTTTTTAAGGAGGCCATGAAGGCCTACACCAATAAGCTGCTGATCGGCATCTCGACCGCGGGCGACAACGAGCAGGCATTTCTTGGGCAGCGTCTGAAATATTGCCGAAAGGTGCTGGACGGCACGGTGAAGGACGACCAATACTTTATCTTTATGTGCTGCGCAAATCCGGATGAAAACGGGAATATCGACTACACAAATCCGGTAGTGCATGAAATGGCAAACCCAGCCTATGGCGTGAGCATTCGCCCAGATGAAATTCTGAACGACAGCCTGCAGGCGCAGAACGACCCGCAGCAGCGTAAGGATTTTTTTGCAAAAAGCCTAAACGTCTACACAAACGCGGTCAAGGCGTATTTTGACATCGAGGAGTTCCGACGGAGCGACGCCAAGTACAGCTGGACGCTCGAGGAGTTGGCAAGGCTGCCGATCGACTGGTACGGCGGTGCGGACTTGTCGAAGCTCCATGACCTGACGGCTGCGGCGCTTTTTGGACATTACAAAGGTGTGGACATCGTGATCACGCATGCGTTTTTCCCGGTTGTCGCCGCGCATATCAAGGCGGAGCAGGACAACATCCCGCTTTTTGGTTGGCAGGACGACGGCTGGCTTACGATGTGCAACAGCCCGACCGTTAACCATGCGGATGTGGTCAACTGGTTCGTGGATATGCGCAAACGGGGGTTCAAAATCCGGCAGGTCGGGCACGATAGGAAGTTCTGTCGCGAGTATTTCATCGGCATGAAATCGGCGGGCTTTCAGATCGTCGATCAGCCACAGTATTTTTACAAAAAGTCTGAGGGCTTCCGGCATATCGAGCAGAGCGCAAAAAACGGCACTCTTTTTTATTTGCATTCGGAAGCCTATGAGTACTGCGTGGAAAACGTGTCCGCCGTCGAAAAGACGGACGACATGATCCAATACGATAAGGTGCAGCCAGAACACCGCATCGATCTTTTTGATGCGTCGGTGTTTGCCTGCATCCGATACCTCGAAAGCCTTGAAAAAAACAGGGCAGCGAAGAAATGGTGGGGTGAAGCTTGAGCAAGAAAAAAAGAAGCAGGCCTGCGCCGCGTGCCGAGCCGGTGCGCAGGAGCATCGCCTTTGCAGGCGCAGACCTGTGGGAATCTATCGAATGTCGGGGCTACGTGAGCCTTGCGCAGAATCCCGAGATCTGCACGGCAGTGGACACGATAGCGCGGCTGATCGCAAGTATGACCATACATCTGATGGAAAACACGGAGACCGGTGACATCCGGGTCAAAAACGAGCTGAGCCGCAAGGTGGACATCAGCCCGAACAACAATATGACTCGCGCGGCGTTTATCCACTGGATTGTCAAGACGCTGATGCTCGAAGGAAACGGAAACGCGGTGGTGTGGCCGGAAACGCGGCGCGGCATTCTGCGCGACCTCAAACCGGTGCCGCCAGCTTTTACGGCGTTCGTTCCGGAGGGCGTGTGGGATTATCGTGTGGTGATCGCCGGGCAGGAGTACGACCCGAACGACGTGCTGCACTTTGTCCTGAACCCCGGAAGCTATTATCCGTGGAAAGGCGAGGGCTACCGTGTCGCGCTGACAGACGTCGCGAACAATCTCAAGCAGGCGGCCACCACGGAAAAAAGCTTTATGTCCAGCAACTGGAAACCAAGCATCATCGTCAAGGTGGATGCGCTCACGGACGAATTTGCGAGCGCGGAAGGGCGCAGCAAGCTCCTGCGCGAGTATATCGACACAGCGCAGGCGGGCGAGCCATGGATGATCCCGTCCGAGCAGTTTAGCGTAGAGCAGGTCCGGCCACTCACGCTCTCCGACCTTGCGCTCGCGGATTTCGTGCAGCTCGATAAACGGACGGTGGCGGCCATTCTTGGCGTGCCGCCTTTTGTTCTGGGTATCGGGGATTTCCACCGAGACGCATGGAACAACTTTATCAGCTCCACGATCATGCCGGTCGCGAAGAACATCGAGCAGGAAATGACCAAAAAGCTCCTGTACAATCCAGATTGGTTTTTTCGGTTCAACGCGCGGAGCCTTTACAACTATGACCTGCGCGACCTTGCAGCGGTGGCGAACGATCAATATGTACGCGGGATTATGACCGGAAACGAGGTGCGCGACTGGATCGGACTTTCTCCGCTTTCCGGCCTTGACGACCTTGTGATCCTGGAAAACTACATTCCGCGCGGGATGATCGGAGATCAAAACAAATTGAACGGAGGTGACAACACATGATGTATAAACGCACGGCTGTGGCGCGGAGCGACGGTTTCTGTACCCGTGCCGAGGGAGGAAATCTCTATATCGAGGGGTATTTCGCCGTATTCGGTAGCCGGTACGAGCTGTGGGATGGCGCATATGAGACGATCGAGCCCGGCGCATTCGACGGGCAAACGAATGGAGATGTCCGGGCACTCGTTAACCACGACACGACGCTTGTGCTCGGCCGTACAACGGCGGGTACGCTTTCGCTTCGCGTAGATGAGCGGGGGCTTTGGGGCAGCATCACGATCAATCAACAGGATCAGGATGCGATGAACCTTTACGAGCGTGTGAAGCGCGGCGATGTAAATCAGTGCTCTTTCGGCTTTGACATCATCGATCAGGATGTCGATTATAAGGACGGTGTGCCGACGGTATGGCGGATCAAGGCCGTGAAGCTCTACGAGGTTTCCGTCGTAACGTTCCCGGCTTATGAGGACACATCCGTAGAGGCGCGCCGGAAAGATTTTGAGCAGGCAGAGAAACGCAGAAAAGAGGAATGGCAGGCAAGGATGAAAAGCCGCCTGAAAGGAGAAGACAATGGCACTTAAAGCAATCATGCTGCGCCGCAGCATTGAAAAGAAGCAGGCCGAGCTGGAAACGCTCCGCCAGAAGGACGCGGAGTTTTCCACGCGTGAGGCTGAGCTTGAGACAGCTATTAACGAAGCAGAAACGTCGGAGCAGGAGCAGGCCGTCACCGAAGAGGTAGAGGCTTTCGACGCGGACAAGACTGCGCACGAAGCAAAAAAGGCTGCGTTGGCAGGCGAGATCGAGGGTCTTGAAGCGGAGCTTTCCGAGGCCGAGGCAGCTGCTCCGACCAGAAGCAAAGAAAACCATCTCACGAAAGAAAGGACGGAAAGAAAAATGGAAACCAATATCAACATCCGCGCGCTGCCCATGAGCCGACGTGCGTTTGACGCGCTGCCGATGGAGCAGCGCAGCGAAATCGTAGCCCGCGAGGACGTGCGCGAATTTTTTGCGCAGCTGCGCAGCATGAAGGGCCAGCAGCGCGGCGTATCCGGCGCGGAGCTCACGATTCCGATCGTTTTCCTCGACATGATCGCGGAGAACATGTACAGGTACTCGAAGCTGCTGAACCGCGTACGTATCCGCAACGTCAACGGCGAGGCGCGCCAGACCATTGCCGGTACGGTGCCGGAAGCGGTGTGGACGGAGATGTGCGGCGCGATCAACGAGTTGACCTTTGTCTTTAACCAGGTCACGTTGGACGGCTTCAAGGTCTCCGGTTATGTGCCGGTGTGCAACTCGATCCTCGAGGACAATGACATCAACCTTGCGAGCTGGATCGTGGAGATGCTCTCCGAAAGCATCGGCCTCGCGCTGGATAAGGCGATCCTGTACGGCAAGGGCGCGGCGAGCAAGATGCCGCTCGGCATCGTGACCCGCCTCGCGCAGTCCTCGAAGCCCGCCGACTATCCGGCAAATGCTCCGGAGTGGGTCGATCTCCACACCAGCAACATCCTCAAGGTGGACAGCACGGCCGAACCGATTGATTTCTGGTCCGCGTTGGCTGTCGCAGCCGGCAACACCTTCACGCGCTACAGCCGCGGCCGCCAGTTCTGGGCGATGAACAGTAAAACTTACGCCAAGCTTCGCGCGAAGCTGATCGCGTTTAACTACGAGGGCGATCTTGTCGCGCAGTTCCCGGGCACAATGCCGGTCGTCGATGGCGACATTGATGTGCTCGAGTTTATCCCGGACGGCGACATCATCGGCGGCTACGGTGATCTGTACCTGCTCGCGCTGCGCGCCGGTATGACGATCGAGTCCAGCCGTGAGGTGCAGTTTATTCAGGACAACACCGTTTTCAAGGGTAAGGAGCGCGCGGACGGTATGCCGGTCATCCCGGGCGCGTTTGTTGCGATCAACATCAACAACGCGGCGGTCACAACCGTGATGGACTTTGCCGCAGATACTGCAAACGACGCGAAGCTTACCGCGCTGGCAGTCGGCACAGAGACGCTGTCGCCCGTGTTTGCAACGGGTACATACAATTATACGCTCGCGCCCACCGGAACGAGCGCAAAGATCGAGGCAACCAGTAGCCAGCCGGGCGCGAAGGTGGCAATTAGCTACAACGGCCAGAACGTGCGCAATGGCGGCACAGTGACATGGCTGACGGACGGCGCAGCGCATCCGCTTACGGTCACGGTTACGCAGGGCAACGCAGTGCGCGTCTATACGGTCTCGGTAACAAAGTAAAAAAACAAGGAGGTAAGCGACGTTGACGTTGACGGATGAAGACATTCTGGAGATTTTGAAGGTTGACCTGCAGGTTTCGAGCTCTGCGCTCGACCTGTATCTGCTTGTACTCATCGCATCGGCCAGAGCCTACATCGCGCAGGAGGGCATCACGCTGACGGATACGGTGCAGGATGCGATGCTCGTCGAAATGTATGCCGCTTACCTGTACCGCCGACGACGCGAGGAAAACGTGCAAATGCCGCGCATGCTGCGGTGGGCACTGAACAACCGGCTTTTTGGCCAGAAGGGGGAGGCAAATGGATGATCTCATTTTGCTGATCTCTGAAAGCTATAAAAAAGACGCGATCGGAAACGTCACGGTGACGGAGACAGCAACGTCGGTATGGGCGCACCTGCAGTCGGTCACGAGAGCAGAGTGGGCAGACGCCGGACAGAACGGCCTGCAGCCGCAGCTTGTCGCCGTGACACCGATCGTGAATTACAACGGAGAGCAGATCGTACAGATCGGCTCGGGCGAAAATGCGCGTCGGTATGCCGTGTACCGCACCTACTTAGACCCGGACAACGATAGCATCGAGCTGTATCTCGAGCGAAAGGCGGGTGTGGCGCGTGGCGCGGAAAATCCCGTTACAGGAGCTTGAGATCGAGATCGTAAAAGAGCTCAAGGCTTACAGCGACGAGGTCGCCGAAGGTATAAAAAAATCGGTGAAGGACGTGGCAAAAGAAACGGTCCGCACGTTGAAAGCGACATCTCCGCGGGATACCGGCGAGTATGAGCGCGGCTGGACGTCCAAGGTGGAGTTTGAGAGCCCGGAGGACATCCGGGTGCGCATATCCAACCGCACAAAGCCGCAGCTCACGCATCTGCTCGAAAACGGGCATGCGAAGGTAAACGGTGGCCGCGTGGACGGCAGGCCGCATATCCGCCCGGCCGAACAGGCTGCTGCAGATAAGCTCGTGGGTGCCGTGAAAGTGGTGATTAAAAAATGACGCTGGAGAATCTATATCAGCTTTTGGAAAGCACAGGTTTGCCCGTGGTATACAGGGCATGGCCGATTGGCGGAGCGCCTGAGTTGCCGTACATCTGCTATCTCGCCGCATACAGCAATAACTTTTCGGCGGACGGCGTCGTATACCAGCCGATCGATCATGTGCAGATCGAGCTCTACACAAAAGATAAAAATCCAGAAGCAGAGGACAGGGTGGAAAGCGCCCTGTCCTCAATCTTTTGGGAAAAATCGGAAACTTATATTGATACGGAAAAATGTTATCAAATTTTGTACGAAGTTGAGGTGTAACAATGGCGACAAACGAAAACAAGGTGCAGTTTAACATCAAAAACGTGCACTATGCGGTGATGACCGCAGACGGCGAAACGCCGACGTGGGAAAATCCGGTCCCTGTGCCTGGCGCCGTGAATCTGTCGCTCGAGGCGAGCGGCGAGATCACGCCGTTTTACGCGGACGGCGTTGTGTACTACAAATCCAGCTCAAACAACGGCTACGAGGGCGACCTCGAAATGGCGCGATTTATCGACAAGATGCTGCAGGATGTCTGGGGATACGTGCTCAACGCCACCGACAAAACGATCATTGAGAATGTGGGTGTTGAGCCGAAGAGCTTCGCGCTTCTTTTTCAGATCGACGGCGACGCAGACAACGACCTGTATTGCATGTACAACTGCACGGGCACGCGCCCGGGCATTGTCGGCGCGACGAGTACGGACACCAAGGAGCCGCAGACGCAGACCAGCACGATTTCCGCGACGTCTCTTGAAAACGGCAACGTATTTGCACGTACAACCAGTGAGACGCCGGAGAACGTTCGCACGGCTTGGTTTACGAAGGTCTATACGCCTACCGCAGGTTGAGAAAGGCAAAGCATATGGAAAAAAGAATTCAGATTGATGGAAAGGAGGTGGGGTTTAGGGCCTCGGCCCTGACCCCGCGCCTTTACCGGCATAAAATCGGCCGGGACATGATCCAGGACCTAAACAAGCTGCAGAAGGCGTACACCAAAGCGCTACAGGGCATCCATGCCGAAAAACCGGCAGAAGATGCACCCGCCGAAGAGCGCGAGGCCTATGAAGCGCTGGTGCACGAATCGCAGCTTGATGTGACCGACCTCGAAATCTTTGAAAACGCCGCATACATCATGGCGCGGCAGTATGACGCCAATATTCCGGACACGCCGGAGGGGTGGCTCGACGGATTCGAGACATTCTCAATTTACGAGGTGCTTCCGGCAATCCTCGAGCTTTGGGCGATTAACGCGCAGACGACAGCAAAGTCTAAAAAAAAATAAGACAAACTGTGCGTGAAGCAACCGGCGCGACCTTTATGCTCCGCTGCGCGGAGTTGGGACTGAGCCGCGAGGACCTCGACGATATGACGGTGGGAATGGTCTACGATATGCTGATCGAGCAGGCGAACGATCAGGAGAAGTATCCGTATAAAGCAACGCAGGCGGATATTAACCGCTTTTTTCCGAAAGGGTGAGTAGATGGCGGACCGAATCAAGGGTATAACAATCAAAATCGGCGGCGATACGACCGCACTGTCTAAAGCGCTTTCGGGCGTAAACAAAGAGATCAACACGACGCAAAAGCAGCTGCGCGACGTTGAGCGGCTGCTAAAGCTGGACCCGGGCAACGTCACATTGCTCGAGCAGAAGCAGCGGCTTTTGGCGGACAGCGTGGAACAGACAAAGCAAAAGCTGGACTCGCTGAAAAACGCCGAAAAGCAGGTGCAGCAGCAGTTTGCGCAGGGAAAAGTCTCGCAGGCGCAGTACGATGCACTGCAGCGCGAAATCGTCGAGACGGAAGCGGATTTGCGGAAAGCCGAAAAGGCGGCGGCAGAAACCGCGGACAGTGTGCAAAAAATCGACGAAAAGCCCGTGGAAGAGCTGGCTGATGCGGCGCAGGATGCGGAAAAATCGCTTGACAAAGCAGGAGAAAAAGCACAGGGGCTTGCAAGCAAGATTTCGACGACTGCCGGAAAAGTATCCGACACGTTTAAACCTGCAACAACTGCAGCGGTCGGACTTGCTGGAGCGCTGTATGCGACCGTCCCGGCAACCGAAGAATTGCGCTCCGATCTGTCCAAGCTCGACGCGAACGCGCAGGACAACTCCGTAAGCGTAGACGCCGCGCGCGAGGCGTGGCGTGCTTTTGCGATACAGTCCGGGGAAACAGACAGCGCCGTCGAAGCGACATCCAACCTTTTGCAGGCGGGTTTTACAGAGAGTAATCTGCAGAAAGCGGTGGAGGGGCTTGCGGGCGCAGCGCAGCGGTTTCCAGACACACTCAAGGTCGAAAGTCTTGCGGACAGCCTGCAGGAAACACTCGCAACGGGGAAAGCGACCGGTGCTTTCGGAGAACTTCTTGACCGTCTGGGAGTCGGCGCAGAGAATTTTTCTGAAGAGCTTGCGCAGTGCACTACAGACGCTGAAAAGCAAAACCTCGCGCTGGAAACGCTTTCAAAAGCGGGACTAAACGACACCTATAACGCGTGGGCCAAGAACAACGAGGAGATGCTTGCAAATCAGGACGCAAACCTGCGATTTCAGGAGGCCATGGCAAGCCTCGCCGAGGTCGTGCTTCCGATCGTCACTACGATAACCGAAAAGCTCGCAGCTCTGATGCAGTGGTTCGCAAGCCTCGATCCGGCTGTGCAGGCGTCGATCGGGGTGATTGTCGGTCTGATCGCTGCCATTTCTCCGATTGCCGGCATCATCTCCGGCATATCCACGGCCTTAGCTTTTTTGGCAGCAAACCCGATCGTGCTTGTGATCGCGGCCATCGCCGCCCTGATCGCGGTGCTGGTGTTGATCGTCACAAAAGGCGAAGAGATCAAGGCGTGGCTGGCCGGATTTAATGAATGGTTGCAGGGTGTTTTTGCTACGGACTGGACCGAGATTTTCGGACCCGTATTAGGCAATGCGCTGAATGGATTCTTTTCGTTGCTGAAAGGCATCTGGGACGGCGTTTATCAAATCCTCAACGGTGTAATCGATTTTATTCAAGGCATTTTCACCGGCAACTGGGAACAGGCGTGGAGTGGTGTGCAGGAAATCGTCTCGGGCGTGTGGGACACTATCACTGGAATAATCACAGGCGCGTGCGACCTGATTGAAGGCATCCTTTTGGGGCTGGATAGCTGGCTGCAAGGCGTCTTCAAAACGGACTGGACGGAAATTTTCGGCCCAGGACTGGGCGACATTATCAACGCTTTTATGAAAAATGTTGAAAACACATGGAACGCGATCAAGCAGATTTTCCAAGGTATTATCGACTTTGTGAAAGGCGTCTTCACCGGCAACTGGAAGCAGGCGTGGCAGGGTGTCGTCAACATCTTCGGCGGCTTGTTTAACAGCCTCATAAGCATGGTAAAGGCGCCGTTAAACGGAATCATCGGGCTTTTGAACGGTGCGGTCGGTGCAATTAACAGCTTGATCGGCGGCCTGAACTCGATCAGCTTTACTATGCCGAAATGGCTCGGCGGCGGGCATTTCGGCCTCAGCATCCCGTATATTCCGAGTATACCGTATCTGGCTAAGGGCGGTATCCTTTCACAAGGCTCCGCGATCGTCGGCGAAGCCGGACCGGAGCTGCTCACAATGATGGGCAACCGCGCCATGGTGCAGCCGCTCACCAATAACACAACCAACCAGACCGACCTCGGCGGCGTCAATATCACGGTATACGGCGCGCCGGGTCAGGACGTGCGGGCGCTGGCGGACATCATCATGGATGAGATGCAAAACGCAACAGAAAGAAAGGCGGCGGTTTTCGGTGCATAAATTTTGGTTTGCCGGGCATTGCTGCCGCGAGTACGGCATCTACGTCAGCGGCGAAAACACCTTCAACGGACCGGAACGTGGGTATGAGCTCGTGGAAATCCCCGGGCGCAGCGGCGCGATGGTACGGGACAACGGAACGTATAAAAACATCACAGTGTCGTATCCGGCGTTTATCCACAAAGACTTTTTGCGGAACACGGACGCGGCGCGCATGTGGCTCCTCGGCTCTCCGATGACATACCGAAAGTTGGAGGACGACTATCACCCGGACGAATACCGTATGGCGGTTTTTACCGGGCCGTTGGATTTTGACACGCGGTTTTTAAACCGGTCGGGCGAAATGACGCTGAATTTTAATTGCAAACCGCACCGGTATATCAAGGCCGGAACATGGTTGCAGGCGATTGAAAACGGACAGGTCCTGCTTAACAACTGGGACGAATCGCTGCCGCTGATCCAGATCACGGGCAGCGGAAGCGGCGTGCTGACGGTCGGCGGTGTCACCGTGACGATCGACAGCATGGACGGCAGCTTGACGCTGGACGCCGAAACGCAGAACGCCTACAGCGGCCTTAAAAACAAAAACGGCACGATCCGCATCGCAGGTGGCGAGTTTCCGACTCTGCCCGCCGGCGAAACGCGGATTACTTGGAGCGGCGGAGTCTCAGCCGTTGAGATTACCCCGCGATGGAGGGCACTATGAAACCGATTCTTTTTCCGTCCACCGCGACGGAGTTTGACACGCAGGGGCTCGGTGTCCTGACGGATTCGATCAGCTGCACGGTCACCGAGGAGCGCAACGGCGCTTTCGAACTGACGATGCAATACCCGGACACCGGCGTACATTTTGACGAGATTACGGACCGATGCATCATCTATGCGATCCCGAGCCCGTACCGTGCTCCGCAGCCTTTCCGCATCTACCGGATCACGCGGCCGATGGACGGCATCATCATGGTGTACGCGCAGCATATCACCTACGATCTTTCCGGCGTGCCGCTCAATCCTTTTACAGCGATCAACGCGCCGGATGCGCTCTCAAAGCTAAGCCTTAACGCGGCGGTGGATAGTCCATTCACCTTCTGGACGGACAAGGCTACCGTCGCGTCTTTTGCTGTTTCTACACCGTCGTCGACACGCTCGGTTCTCGGCGGCTCATCCGGCTCGATCCTCGACGTGTACGGCGGTGAGTACGAGTGGGACGGCTTTACCGTCCGCTTGTACGGCCATCGCGGATACGACAACGGCGTCGTGATCAGCTACGGCAAAAACCTGACGGACATCGAGCAGGACCGCAACATCTCCAACGTGGCGACCGGCATCTATCCGTATTGGACAAACGCCGAGGGTACGCTTGTGACCTGCGACCCTAAGATTGTCAACGCGCCGGGCACGTACGATTTTACGCGCGTCGTGCCAGTGGATTTTTCCAACGATTTTGAGACGCAGCCGGCACCGGAGCAGCTGCAGGCGCGTGCGGAAAAATATGTCGAGGACAACAAGATCGGCATACCTAAAACGAGCATCACGGCAAGCTTTGTACAGCTCGAGCAGTTTCCGGAGTACGATGACCTTGCGCTGCTCGAAAAGTGCGACCTCTGCGACACGGTGACAATACGCTACCCGCAGCTTGGCGTGGAGGCGAAGGCCGAGATCGTCAAGATCGAGACGGACGTGCTGCTTGAGCGGTACAGCTCGGTCGAGATCGGCGACGTGCGCACCAACATCGCGGACACTATCGTCGGGCAGCAACAGGAGATCAAGCAAAAACCGAGCGAGACTTACTTGCGCGAGGCAGTGCTTGCGCTGACGGAGACTATCATCGGCGCATCCGGCGGCGCGGTGCGTCTGCTGGATACCAACAACGACGGCATGCCGGACACGCTGTACATCGCGGATGATCCGGACCCGACCAAGGCGCGCAAGGTGTGGCGCTTTAATCATGAGGGATGGGGCGCGAGCAATAACGGCTACAACGGCCCGTTTTCTTACGGGGCCACGTTGGAAAACGGTATGGTCGCCGATTTTATCACAGCGGGCACACTCAACGCTGATCTCGTCAACATCGTCAACTTGATCGCCGACCATGTGGTGAGCCGAAACGCCGGATTTGAGATGGACCTGTGGGCGGCGGTGCTGAGGTTGATGGAAAACGACAACCTACGCGTGCGCATCTACTCGACAGCCCAAAGCGCCGGAGGCATTGTGCAGGTCTTTTCCGGCACCGTGACAAATGAGGGCGGCCTCGGCGAGGACAGCAGTTACTCGTACTTCGGGCCGATTGGCGTAGGCGTGGGCGAAAAAAGCGACGGAAGCTATACCGGGACGATTAAAGCCGGGACGTTGGTTGTCTACAACAAGGTACGGACCGAAAGCGGAAACTCAATCCTGTCCGTAGTAAACGGGCAGCGCATCGGGCACTTTGACCGGCTCGCCATCGGCGATAACGCGGATTTTGGCGTCTCGTGGGTATGGGACTCGCAGCTCGGCCACTACGTGCTCTGCAGCAATGACTAGTAGGGGAGGACGATAAAAAATGTCAATTGAAACAACGGCGGCGCTGCGCGTCGACCTGCTCGACCCGGGCGCGCCGCAAATCATACACGCGGTACAGGACGACAGCAACAGCCGCAAAATCGCTTTTAGCATCTACGCGGGTGGAGCGCAGTGGGCGGTGCCCGACGGTACGCTTGTGACTGTCCGCTACAAAAAGCCGGACGGCACCGCGGGCTTTTACGACACGCTGCCTGACGGCAGCACGCCGGCTGCGACGATCGACGGCAACGTCGTGACCGTGGCCCTTGTGCCGCAGGCCCTTACGGTGTGCGGAAACGTGCCGGTACAGATCAAACTGTACGATAGTGCGGGCACCAGCATCACGACGTTTGCGGTCGTGATGCACGTCTCTGCTAACGTCGTCTCAGACGCGGGGATTGTCTCGTCGGATTATTACAGCGTCCTGACCAAGCAGATTGCCGATGCACTCGCGGCGGCGGAGGGAATACCGGGACAGGTGTCTGCCGCGCAGGCAGCGGCAGAACAGGCTGCATCTTCGGCAAACGCAGCGGCAGACTCCGCTACGGCGGCCGCCAGCTCGGCGAGTACAGCCTCCAACGCGGCCGGGCAGGCGCAGACAGCGGCCATAAATGCGGGACAGTCCGAAACGAACGCGTCCACCAGCGCAATCGACGCGGAAGGTGCCAAGACCGCAGCAGAAACGGCAGCAAGCAACGCCAGCGGAGACGCGGCTGCGGCCGAAAGCGCAAAAACGGCAGCGCAGACCGCGGCAACTAACGCGGAAAACGCGGCGGCTCCTGTGCTTGCCATACTGTCCAGCGGGGCTGGCGCGCATAACTCCATCTACCGCGGCAAAAACCTCGGTACGAGCGTGACCGCCGCACAATGGGCGGCTATTGCGGATGGTAGTTTTACCGACCTGTATATCGGTGATTACTGGGTGATTGGCGGTGTGACGTATCGCATCGCGGTGTTTGACTACTACCTGCAGACAGGAGACACGCCGTGCACGGATCACCATGTCACGCTCATACCTGACACCCCTATGTATACCCATGCCATGAATGAGACCGACACCACTGTGGGCGGCTATGTAGGTAGTAAGATGTACACGGAGGGGCTTACTCCGGCAAAGACTACTATCGCTTCGGCATTTGGTAGTGCTCATATCCTGACGCACAGACAGTACCTTCCCAATGCTGTGACCGACGGTTATCCTTCAGGCGGAGCCTGGTATGACAGCACTGTAGAGCTGATGACGGAGCAGAATGTCTATGGCGGTAAAATTTTTGGAGTCGCAAACAATGGGACGACCATTCCAAATCTTTTCACGTTGGACAAAAGCCAGTTTCCACTTTTCGCTTTCCGACCCGATATTATTTCCGGTCGCTCGTGGTTTTGGTTGCGTGACGTGGTATCTGCCTACGGCTTTGCCGATGTCTTCGACACCGGACTCGCGAACAGCGACAGATCCATATACGCTGGCGGTGTCCGCCCGGCATTTTCGATCATCGGCTAAGGGGGGTAAGGCGAGCAATGGAAAACATTTTTGTCGCGATCATCACCGGCGGGCTCGCGCTTGTCGGCGTGATCATCACCAACGTCGCCGGCAACCGCCGCGCAGAAGAAAAGCTCCGGGTCGCGCAGGCGATCACGGACGCAAAGATTGAAGAGCTCACGCGGGAGGTGCGAAAACATAATAATTTTGCCGAAAAAATCCCCGTAATACAAGAGCAAATCAAAGTCGTAAACCACCGCCTTACAGACTTGGAGGACATCGAAAGGAAGGATCACCCATGAAAACAAAATGGAAAAATTGGCTCAAGGCCGCGGGCGTCCGCGCCGTGAAAACAATCGCGCAGACCGCTGTCGCGACGATCGGCACCTCTGCGGTGCTCGGCGAGGTGGACTGGATCGTGGTAGCCAGCGCGTCGGTGCTCGCCGGCGTGCTCTCGCTCCTCACAAGCGTTTCCGGCCTGCCGGAGTTGCCTGACACGGACGGCGACGGTTTCCCGGATCGGTAAAGGACAATCCGAAAAGAGGTGATATAAATTGTTTACGCACGAAATCACATTGGACGGATACGCTGCGCAGTGTGCAGAACAGCCGATGCGCCTCGGCACGGCGGGCAGCTACGGCGTGGAGACATTGCGCGTGATGCGCAAGGGCGAATGGGTAGATTACGATATTATCGTCGCTTTCCACCCGCCAAAAGGAAAATCCGTGCAAATACGCCTTGGATCGGATAATGTCGTGTCTGTCCCTGCGGAGGCCACTGCGGTTGCAGGCACGGGAGAGCTCACGTTTGCAGGATATACGGACGGCGTGCGGCAGATCTCCGTGAGCCAAATCTATCGTGTGGCAGCAAGCGCGGGCACGGAGGGGATCGCCCCCGCAGAGCCCACGCCAGACGTGGTACAGCAGATTTTATCAGCGGCGAATGAAGCGGCTAACAAAGCCGAACAAGCTCAAGAAGCCGCTCAAAGCGTCCGTGATGACGCTGATGCAGGTGAATTTAATGGCCCGCAAGGCCCTAAAGGTGACGCTGGCCCCATCGGTCCCATCGGCCCTGTCGGCCCGCAAGGCCCGCAGGGCGAACAAGGCCCGCAGGGCGAACAAGGCCCAACGGGTGCAACTGGCCCTCAAGGCCCTAAAGGTGACACCGGCCCTACCGTAGCACTGGACACCACCCTCACCCACGAAGGCGAAGCCGCTGACGCAAAAGCCACAGGTGACGCTATCAGCGCAGTCAAGGCGCGGCAGAACATCCTTGTGGGCAGCAAGACAGGCAACCCAGTCGCCGTTGACGATGCCTTTGCCGCGCCTCTGTGCGGTCTGACTGTGTACGGCAAGAGCACGCAAGACGGCACACCCACGCCGAATGCGCCTGTGCCTATCGTGAGCGCTGGTGACGGCGGGACGATTGTATTGACCTTGAGCGATGGAAACGGTAAAACGCAAACTCTCACCCTCCCCACTCCCGACGGCTTACCCGGCATCCCTGTCACCTCTGGCGGCAACTACACTGACCCACAGGGACAGCAGTGGGTGTGCGACGAGGTGGACTTGGAGAGAGGGGTGAGGGTGCAGAGGATAAACGTTGTGGACTTGTCAACCTGTAAAATTACAGGTACCACTGAGCTTGCGGTAACAAGACGACTTTCGATTCTGTTGCCGATACGTGGTCGCGATCATAAAACAGAGGCCCTATGCAATAAATTGCAATTTATCGTTTCGTTTTACAAAGATATCCCGCACTTTTATGTAGACAAAGCCAATGTGGTTATTTTTATTCCGATTGACGCCAAAAGCCCGGAAGAAGGAGAATACATTTTATTCTACGTTATCGCCACCCCCATCGAAACCCCGCTCACCCCTGCCGAAATCGCCGCTTACAAAGCCCTCACCGCTTACGCGCCCGACACCGTGATGCAAGCCAGCGATGGCGCTGGCACCAAGCTGGACTACCAGCGGGACGTGAATCTCGTCGTCAAAAATCTTGAGGACGCCATTGCGTCCATGACCGCTACCTAAAGGAGGATAAATAAATGGTACCGATCAAACAAAACTTACTTAGCCAGAGCAAATACAATTTGAAAGTCCCGGTAGAGTCCTGTGCGAAGGACATGAAGTACATTGTCGTCCACAACACGGCAAACGATGCTTCTGCCGCGAATGAAGTCGCGTATATGATTCGCAACGACAGTTCTACGTCGTTTAACGCGGCGGTCGATGACAAGGAGATTGTCATAGGCATTCCGCTGAGTAGAGGTGCGTTTGCGGCAGGGCAGCGCGACGGCAATGCACATGGTATTCATATCGAGATTTGCTATTCGCTTTCGGGCGGCACGCGCTTCGATAAAGCCGAAAAGAACGCCGCAGAGTATATCGCAAAGCTGCTCACCGAGCGCAAGTGGGATATTTCGCACGTGAAGAAGCATCAGGACTTCGATGGTAAGTATTGCCCGCACAGAACGCTCGCCAAGGGCTGGCAGCGCTTTTTGAACATGGTGAAAAGCTACATGACGGCGAGCACACCGGCAAATCCTACACCCAAGCCGAGTACGCCGAAGCCCACCTGCACGGGCGATCTGACGTATTCCGCATACGCGGGACGCCATTGGCTCCCGCAGGTAAAAAACTGCGAGGACTACGCGGGAAACTTTGGACAGGCGATGGAAGGGCTTAAAATCAATGCCAAAAACTGCGATATTTATTATCGCGTTCATCTCCGGGGCGGCGGTTGGCTCCCGGAGATCAAAAACAGCGGCGCAGGTGCAGACGGCTACGCGGGCATTTACGGCGAGCAGATTGACGGCGTACAGATACGCACGCCCATCGGCTTTGTAAACTGCCGCGTACATATCAAGGGCGGTGGCTGGCTTAGCTGGGTGTGCTTTGGAAGCAAGTACAATTCCGGCGCAAACGGCTACGCGGGCATTTACGGCTCGGCCATTGATGCAATCCAGATGGAGTAAGATGTTAAAAAGCCGCTAAATTATCACATTGATTTGCAAACTGTTTGCTAAAATGGCAAAATAGGCATTTTTTAACAGTTTGCAAGCAAAGCAAAAGGCGCAGGGCTTCCGGGATTTCCGAGCGGGCTCTGCGCCTTTTTTGCTTTTTACAAAGCTATTTGCGGGATGCTTTAATGGTTTTTGTTGTTGTATTATACGGCTCGTAAGTTCGGACGGTCGCAATGCTGATATTTAGAGCCTGTGCAATGTCCGCATTCTTCATTCCTCGGTCGTACATGTCACGTATTTGTTGTGCAATCGGCGGAAGATTATCGTAAATATTGCGCGTGATTAAGCATCTACATACCACATAGGGCGTTACGCCGTAGTGCTTAGCCGTTCCCGAAAGGCTTTTCGTTGTTTGATATGTGGAGACCACGTCATCAATGGCGATTTTGTTCGTGGGATCGGTAGGATGCTCTAATCGGTATTTAGCTAAACATTCCGGGGAGCAAATGTCGAGCTGAAACACTACCGTATCTTCGGCCGAAAACTCTTTGCCGCATACGGAGCAAAATCTAATGCTACTGGCTTGCGCACGGTCGGCTTTAATGGCTTCTCGGTCAAGGTACTCTTTGTTCCACTCGCGGGAGATGAGGTTTCTTTTTTTTTGCGCCATTAAAGGCGCACACTCTGGGCAGTATCTTTGCAGTCCGCTATTAACAATGTAGTCCTTGCCACAGTTTTCGCATTGATCTATACTGCCGAGTTTGCGCCGCGGAGGATGTTGATTCCGCTTACGGCGGGAAACTCTTTCGCGTTCGGCTCTACACGTCGGACAATACCATGCACGGGGGCCGCCTTTAAATGTGGTTCCGCACGTGCGGCATGTACGATCTTTAAGCTTAACAGCAAAATTAGCCTTTGATTTTGCTGCGCACGCTTCACACAAAAATTGATCTTCATAGCGGCGTTCAAACGGCGCGCCGCATTTAACGCACTTTCTTGTCGGCATCTTCGTTCCTCTTTTTCTCAAATCTCAAAATCTTCGCCGTACTTCTCGTAATGCTTATCGCAATAAGCATTATAAAATTCCTGCTCATCTTCAATGCCCTGCGCGTGAAGTTCTTCACGGATTTCGTCGTCCATCATCATAACCGCTGCTTCAAAATCGATCGTGTTGCCGTTGTAGTCTTTAATTCTTTTCATTTTGGTTTCCTCCGTTTGGATTGTTTTTATTTTGTGTCCTTGTCCTTTCGACACTTATATTATACAGCAACAGCTATATAAAGTCAAGTACTTTTTTCAAAATTTTTTTAAAAAATCTTGATTTTTTTCGCAATACAAGCTATACTATTAAGCGTTCGGATTTCCTCCGAACATGTCGCCCCGGAAACGGGGCGTAGGATTGAAATGAAATTGTTTTTGCCGTCCTTTTGACAATTTCGGCACAAACAGGCAAAACCCAGGTAGCTGATTAGCATACCGGGGTTTTTGCTTTTACTCGTCGATTTCTCGCAAATCCTCCGCCCGAATCGATAGGGCAGAGGACAATTTGCAGACCGTATCAAATTGAGCTTTGTTAATGTTGCGATTTTTGCACTCATATTGCTGTATCATTCGGACGTTTACGCCGGATTTGCTCGCTAATTGGGATTGAGATAATCCGGCGGCTAAACGTAATCGCTGTAAGTTTGTCATTTTTGAGCTCCTTTACTTTATTCGGTGGATCGTGGGCAACATATTATCCGCATTGCCTGCATTTACAAAGATTGGCGCACCGATCAAGCCCTCATTGAAAATTTCGAGCAGATGTAATGCCCCAAATGTCGAGCCACTTATTTACATACTTTTTGTCGCTCTCGTCGCACTCTTCCCACGGTGTTTCAGAATCATCGATGATCTCCTCAACGTAATCGATTTCATCGGTTGCGTCTGCGTCTTCAAGACTGGAGAGCGTTTCCGGCTGGCCTTCGGTTTCGAGCATCCATTCGCCATAAAGACTTTCAATATTGTTGTAGAGCTTGTAAGTGCTTTTGCCGTTGGTGATGTAAGTTTTTTTCATAGTTCACACCTCCTTAAACTCTCATAAGGTTTTCCCAGCTGTTGTCCGAGAAAGCTTCGAGGCGCCAATTTTCAGCGCGCTCTAAACTATAGTAACCGTCACCGTTTTCGTCGATACGGTCTTTAATTCTGTACGTGTACTTTGCGGTGCGATACTCGGTAGAGCCGGTTTCGATCATTTTCTTTGCGATAGTTTCAATTCTTTTCATTTTTGTTTCCTCCGTTGGATTGAATTTATTTTGTGTCCTTGTCCTTTCGACACTTATATTATACAGCAACAGCTATATAAAGTCAAGTACTTTTTTCAAAATTTTTTTAAAAAATCTTGATTTAGAAGACAAGGACGCAAAAATCAGCGTGTTGCATATCGTGTTGCATTTTGATAAAAAACGGCTTAATTACATAAAAATAAGCTTTAAAACGTAAAAATATTTTTGAGGAAAAATAAAGAAAAACCCACATGAAATCTAAGTTTTTTAGACTTCATGCGGGTTTTGAGTTTGGTGCAGGTAACAGGACTTGAACCCGTAATATATAAGCGCAAAACCCGCATAAACTCTATATATTTCAAAACATGTGTTGCTTTTTGTGTTGCATTTTGCTTTTATCCGTAAGATTTTGTAAAGCGGTCAACGATTTTTGCGTTAAAGTCCTTTTGCTCATCGGATAAAACGTGCTCGTAGATTTTGTCGAGGACATCGCGGTTTTCCCAACCGCCTCGCTGCATGATATAGAGGTCCGGCACGCCCATAGCGTGCAGAACGGAGGCGGAATGGTGACGCAGATCGTGAAAGCGGTACGGTTTACCCAACACGCGCATGGAAAGCGTACGGAAGAGGTTTGATATTGTAATAGGCGAGTACGGGCATACGCGCTCGTTATCTATGCTGCGTAGCTCATCAACGATAAATTTCGGCAGCTCCACAAAGCGGGTTCCGGCGGTTGTTTTGGTAGACTTGATAACATACTCGTGATTATCGTCACAGACCATAGCCTTGTTAACCATGACGCCGTTATCATGCACGTCGTTTTGCGTCAGTGCGCATATTTCGGAGCGGCGCAGGGTGCCTACAGCAGCTAATAAAATAGCTTGGTGCATATTAGTGCCCTCGGACGCTTCCAGCAATGCCTTTACTTCCGCTTCGGTTGGAATGGTGATTCTTGCCTTTTGCTTCTGGGGCAAGCCCGTGGAGAGCTGGAAAGAGGGATAATATACGCCCAGCACGGCAGATAAAAGCCCATGGGCATTGCGCACGGTCTTTGGCGCATGATTTGCCGCGAACTGGTTTATGGAGCGCTGCACGGCCTCCTGCGTAATGTCGCGCAGCTTCAGCGGCATAATGTCTTGCAGGTCATTCCGGGCGCTTCGGCGGTACTCGCGTATCGTAGAGGGCGAGAGCACGTTGGTTTTGCTGTCGATATAGCGCGTGTATGCCTCTTTCAAGGTCATATCTCCGGCGGATGCGGTGCGCTGCTTTCCGTCCAATTTGTATTCCGCCGCCATGTATTCGGCTTCTTTTTTTGTTGTGGCGGTAAATGATTTGTAAATCCGCTTTCCGGTGGATGGGTCCGTGTAATCGTATAGATTCACACGCCAGTTACCGGAGGGCAGTTTTTTAGCTTTTGCCATGATGTATCCTCCTATTTTAAAAATCCCGTAGATACGTTTTTGTATCCACGGGATTTTGTTATTTGAGCAAACCGCCGGAAGCGGAGCGAGCCTGTATCCAGCCGCGATCTAAGTTTGCGATGTCGTAGCCGAACAGGAAGCAAACGAAAATCACAAGGATGATGCAGATAATCAAGCAAATCCGAACGAGCCGCCGATCTTCGTTGTGCTGGCGCATAAATTGTGCTTCTTGCTGCGCGAGTCGCACAATCTTATCTTCGCGTTCAAACTCAATGCTTTTCTTCAGGTACTCGATCTGCTCGTTCTCGGAGCCTTCGTCCGGCATCGGCGGTGTAACGATGTCATATTTGACGGCGGCAAGGATAGATCTAAGCACAACGATGCTCGGGTCGGCCTGCCGTTTAAAAATGCGGATAATTGTACTTTGTGAGACATTACAAGCGTCCGCAACGTTTTGATAAGATAAGTTGAGCGAGACGCGTCGATCTTCCAGCTTTGGTATAAGCGCGTCCAAATCGATTGTCGAAAAATCCATAAGAAGCACCTAATTTGTAATTTAAGTCATATATAAAGTACTGTTATGCAAAATTGAATATTTACACCACCGTTTGAGAGGCCTATTATTTAATCAAACGAAAGGCTTATCTGTAGGTGATAAGCGTGTTAAATCCCGTCCGGTTTCCCGTCATCCCCTGATTGGGAATCGAATTAAATTTTATGTCCAAGATTTCGTAGCCTTCCCTTTGCATGCAGTTTAAAACATAGTCAATTTCCGTTGTGTATTTTTCATCGCACTTAAAGACCTGATTAGCAAGCTGCGAAAAACTGTTTATCAGCACGACGTGAACCGCACCATCTTTTTGAGCTAGATATGGGCGCATATTTGTATAGACATTTTGTGCGGTGTTTTTTTGGTTTCCTGAGAACAAAGCCATAATATTTTACCTCATTTCGTATATTTACCTCATAATTTAACTGTATCATATCACTAAAAACGCACGTAGTCAACAAATAAATAAAAAATTTTTTTATAAAAAGAACGGAGTTGAACAAATGAAGACGGTAGAAACAAGGGAAGAAAACAGAATCCGAAAAAACTTAATAGACGCAATTTCAGAAATGCTGCTGGATCTCCCCGTAGATACTTTGCGAAAGATTTACATATCTGTATCAATATGGGCGGGGAAAATGTAGGCGCACAAAGCAAAAGGCGAGGACCGTTAAAAATTCGGTTCTCGCCTTTTTTATTTGTCTTCCGACAATATCTCGCAAATCTTCTCAAGCCCTTTTACAAAAATCGGCAGATACTCATCGGGTAGCTGCGCCATAGCGCGAAGCAGTCGGCTTCGGTCGTCATCATCGATTTGTGCTCTGGCAAAAATCTCCGCCAATGCTTCCTCACGTGTTTTCTGCTTAAACATTTCGCCTGCACCGGTACGCAACCAGATTAGATCGACACCAAAAACACGGCAAATATCGGCGATTGTGCGATCTCCAATTCCTGATTTTCCAGAACAAATAAGGCTCAAACTACCTTGTTTTATTCCTATCTTTTCCGCAAACTCAGACTGCGTAAGGGACGAAGCTTTTAAGACCTTTTGCACACGCTCGTTTATTGTCTCCATTCGTTCACCTCCTTATATAGTATTATACCATAATCCGAAATAAAGTCAACGAAAAAATATTTGCCACCAATAAAATAAAGCTTGACAATATAGCCCACCTATGGTATTATATAGGTAACAAATAGCAGAGAGCAAAAAAAGGAGGTAAATTTAATGTACGAGGTCTTAACGCATGAAGCAGAAAAAGCTATTCAGATCGTTAAAGCTGTGCCTGCGGACAAACGCGCTCTTGCCGTGAAAATGGCAGAGATTTACGCCGCAGGCCTTGCGGACGGCGTGGAACTGGTAACAATGCGCACCGAGCGCAAAGACGCAGACGCGACCAACCCGAAAGCGGTGTGAGTTAAGGAGATAAAGGAGGAAGCGGAATGAGAATGGAAGACCGGGCACGAAAAGAAGCATTAAAAGTGGTACTGCTGTACATTTTAATGCTTCTCGCCCCGATTTTAGGCACGCTAATCGCGGTTTTGATGTTGTGCTTTTTTAGCTAAGCTTAAAGGCCGCGTCCCAGCTTTACCACATGCCGCCCACCAACTGATCCTCCCCTGAAAACCATGGATGTACACTCCTTTCGTCCAAACAAACATAGATACTGCATAATTTTTGCTTTGGGCGGCAGGTGGTAGGGCTGGGGACAAAAACATAAATAAAGAAAGAGGTGGTAAACAGTGCCAAGATTAAAACCATCGCCCGCAGAACAGCGGCGGCAGACGTTTCGATCGATTATGCGCTATAACGCCGACCGCATGGGCCTTACGACCGACGAGAAGACCGCGAAATACTTGGGTATATCCCCGCAGCTTTACAGCTACCGTATGCGCCACCTTTCGGCGTGGTCTTACGAAGACTTGTGCAACATCTTTAAAAAACTGCGTTTTTCGCAAAGCGACATTGAGACGCTGTTCAAAAATTAGTAGAAAGGAGGCAACAACATGATTTTAGTTTTGTGCGGCAGTATCGCCGCCGGATGCGTGCTTATCACGCTGGCCTACGGCGCGGAGAAAATCCTCGGAAGAGTCGTAAAGCCGCCGAGAAGAAGAAAAAGAGCCGCCCGCCCCGGTGCTGAGATCATCGACATTGGCAAATACCGCAGCTGGCGCGACGCCGTGCGCGTGTATGAGACAGTGACAACGGATAGAGAGGAAAGACAAGCGTGAAAGTTTATAAGGGTACAGACAAAAACATGCAATGCCTAGGCAAACAATACGTGCTCGGCAAAAAAGAGGTCGATGACGGTGCGATCCGCTGCGGGGATAAAGGCTATCACTCGTGCGAAGCTCCGTTTGATGTGCTGCGGCATTATCCTAATATCAACGGCAATCGTTTTTTTGAGGCAGAAGCGGGTGGCGAAATTGATAAGGCAAAAAATGATGATACCAAATTAGCATCATCAGAATTGACACTCAAAAGCGAAATCGATTTTGCTGGGCTGGTCAAGGCGCAAATAGAGTATACCCGCAAAAAAGCCGAAAGCGGAACCACAGGCGGAGACGAGAGCAACCTCGCAGGCGGCAGATGGAGCAACCTAACAGGCGGCAGATGGAGCAACCTCGCAGGAGGAGACGATAGCAACCTCGCAGGCGGCAGATGGAGCAACCTCGCAGGCGGCAGATGTAGCAACCTCGTAGGCGGAGACTGTAGCAACCTCGTAGGCGGAGACAGTAGCAACCTCTCAGGCGGCAACAGGAGCAACCTCGCAGGAGGAGACGATAGCAACCTCGCAGGCGGCAGATGGAGCAACCTCGCAGGCGGCAGATGTA